TTCTTTTTCTTTTTCTTACAGGGTACCCCCTACCCTATTTATCCACATTCAATAGGGTACTTATCCACAAAGTTATTAACAATTTTGCTTAAAAAAATATTTTTCTAAATATGTTGACTTTAATTGTATTATCATTTATTTTATTTTTATAGTTAACAAAACAAAGGAAAAAAAATGAAAATAAATAATGAAATTGTAAATGAGAAGTTGGATAAATTGTTTCATGGATTATCAGAAATACAAGAAAACATACAACTTTGCAGTTCTAATACACCTGATTCTGTAAAACTTCCTTTAGGTTATAAAGTTAATAGTAATCTAAAGCAATCAGTAACAGAATTAAGAGAATTAAGAAATATGTTAAAGGAATTATCAGATTTGATTTAAAGATAATTATACTACCTCTTAGATACAAAGAACCCCCTAAAATAAGGGGGTTTTTTGTTTATGGGGTGATTATTACACTTTTCAGTATAAAAGTCTTTATTGGATTTGTTGTCGCATAGTTATTTGTGTTGAGAATCTACCATCTGCTATTTCAACAAATGTTAATGGTTTATCTAATCGTACCCAATGATAGTTTGTTCCATCATACCAAACGAATTTCTTTGATTCTCCTTTTAGATGATCCTGCATAGTGATTAAATCAGATTTAAAGGTGCTTGATATATTTTGGAAACTAATAGTAAATACTTCTTGTCCTGGATTAACATTAATGGCATACTCAACTCCACCTAAACTTCTGTTGATCTCATTTTGGTAATCAATAGAAGATTGGATATTGACATCAGGCTCTATTTCAAAATTTAGTTTTTTACCAATTAATATTTCGGCTACAATACTATCTGAAATACTTGCATTAAATTCTGTATAAAATTTTGTTTTTGTGCTTTCAGTTAAACTGGCTATTTGCCACCCTGCTGCACTTACTGCTGATATTGTTCCAATGCTTGAGCCAACAGTAGTATCATTACTGGCATAAAAAGTCATAATAGTACCACTTGCAACTCCATCATCACCTAAAAAATATACTGCTGCTGCATCGGCAGTACTTGATGATCCAACTGCATATTGGATTGCATCAGTACTTATAATACCACTAATACCAGTTCCAATATTTTGATCTGATGCTCTTTCGTGATTGGTTACAGTAGTTCCTGTGCTAAAAGTTCCTGCACTAATTGTTCCTTCTGAATCAGTATTATCTGAACGATACATATTAATAGAATCATAAATAAAATATGATGCCATCTAAACCTCCCTACATTGAACACTTACTTTTCCAGGTGTTCGTTTTAAATTTGTTATTATAAATTTCTTACCACTCCAAGCATCTTTAAATAATCTTGTAGGCATAGCAACAAAACTATCAAAGGTGTCGCTTATACTATCAAATGGAGTACCAAGTTCACTAAAAGTAATTTCTCCAAAGTCTAAGAAATCGCCAACTTGTAACATTCCATATTTTTCAGGATTTACTAATGTTGCACTAACAGTAGTTTTATATTCACCGAAAAGACTTTTTCTAAAGTTTATCCAACTGGAATTTCTTGATCCTACAACATCATCTACTGCATCATATAAATAGTCTAAATCAATTTCTTGTTTTTGATGTTCAGTATTAGCAAAAATAGTAGTGTGAGTTGATGCTGTAAATTCATCTTGTTTTAAATATTGATTTTCTGCAGGGTGTGGTTTATAGTTCACGATTAAGTGAGTTTCTAAATCTTGTGCAGGGGTTATTCCCAATTCATAATCAGAAATATCATTTTGTGATAAATCTGCTGCAGCAGTTACACTATCTTCAATCGTAAAGTATCGTAATGGTGTAACACCACTAATTGCTGTTTGTTGTGCTTGGGGACTAAACTCAAAAAAGAAACACCCTTCATATTGTAGCTTACCCATAATATCTTCTAAAGATTCTTTTTCTTGTATTTGTAATCTTGTTTTCCAATGGGTAGATGTTGGAGAAGTCAAAGTAGAATCTCTTAATTCAGCTACTGTTTTAAATCCTGAATTTTCTATTTCAGTATCTCCAGTAAAATCTGCAATATTAATATCATCTAATAATTGTCTATGAATAGCTACTGGATTATTTAGATCACCAATCGTAGTAGCTGTTGTATGTTCAGTAAATCCAGGTGTTAAAATATCTCTACCTAAATAAACAACTTCTACTCCTGCATTAAATGTAGTAGATGCTACTGGCTCATTTGTTAAGTCATTTTGTGCAGTTATAGTAAAATAAAGATTCTTTAAAATAACATCAAAGCTATCAATATTTGGATTACCTGAATCTGCATTAAATCGAAAACTTAAATAAAGATTTTGGGGTAAAGTATTATTATCCAATATACCTGATACATCTGTTGAAGTTGGTAAAGCAGTATTAGTTTGGTCTGTATAAATACCACTTACTAAAACAACATCTCCTGCTGTACTTCCCCAACCACCACTTAATGCAGTTGCTAAATTAAAGAATGGTCCATCATTTCCACTTGGACTACCAGTCATTGTTACTGAATATGTGCCACTAAGATTTAAAGTTATTGCTGTAATTTTTCCTGTTACTTGTGGTAAAATTAATTTGGCTACAAAACCTCTACTTTCTGAACTAAAACTTACTGCAGGGGTAGTAGATACTGTTCCATTTGTACCAGTATCTCCATCATACATATTAGCTACCGATCCTGAACTTAATGATACATCATCACCAATAATATCTATACTATTGGAAGTTCCTACATCATCTAAAATATCATCAGGGAAAAAGTTAGCTTGTCTAATCATTGCTTTTGGAACTGATAATGTTTTAGCCCCATCTACTGTTGCAATGGTTGTATTGGTATTGATTAATTCTAAGAATCGTTTTAATCCTTTATCATAAAATTCTAATTTATCTGTTCCACTTGTGCCTTCAGGAACTATATAAATAAAATTTGCACCATCATTTTTTAAGAATGGACAAGCATAAACATCTTGCCCATTAGTAAAGGAAGTATTGGCAGTATAATCTCCATAGACTAAAGGAATTAATTTATTATTGTATTGTGGATTGGTTGTATTGGTTGTTCTTCCAGTTGGTAAAGATACATTTTGAAAAGGTCTATTAGAAATAATATTAACTACTATTGTATTGCCCCTATATCCGAAGCTTGAAATTTTTCCACTAAATAATTGCAAAGCATTATTCGCAGTATTGTCATTATCAATTTGTGATAAAATATTAACATGACCATTAATATATTCGTTTCCTAATAATCCAAGCAAAGTCGTTCCATCAAGATCAATATTAGCTAAATTCAAAGTAACATTGCCTGTTTTAGTAGTGAATCCTTTTAAATCTAATGAATAAGAAACACTTGGTTTATTTAAGATAGCAGGATAGTATTGTAAACTATTATAAGTAGTTTCTGAAAAGCTAAATCTTAAATCAGGAGTATCAGTTGTTGCAATACTACTATTATTGTTCTTGAATATTTGCACCAACCAATTTTCTGTCATTGTTGGTGATAACTTTGCTTGATAATTAGAATTTACAAAACTCATATTATATCCTTATTTTAATAATGTTAAAGCCATTGTTAATAAAAAAACAATTACTCCAGCTACACCCTTCCATTTGGCAATTTGTTCTTCATTTTTACGAACTCTACCATTTTGGATTTCTAATAAGTGTTTAATATCTTTCACATGATGATAGATATTATCAATATTAGTTTCTAAACTTGATAATCTTTCTTCTACTTCTTGTCTGTGTTGTGTTACTGTTTTTTTCATTTTCTTTTTCTTTTAGTTGTTTTTGCAATATCTAAAGCAATCGCTATTGCTTGTTTTCTTGGTTTCTTTTCTTTCAATAATCTTTCGATATTTTTAGAAATACTTTTTTTTGAGTACCCTTTTATTAATGGCATTAATCTCTCCTAATTTCTTTTTAATACTTTTGGTTTTCATTCCAAATAATTTTTTAGGAATATAAGCTGCTGCAGTTGTTTTGGTTACATTGCTCATAATCCCCACCTTTGTACATCTTTATACCATAAGTAAACAATATAACCTATACAACCTAATATGAAGAATTCTTTCATTTTATAGTCCTAATTTTTCTGCTCTCCTAATAGCAGGAATAATATGATCCACTACTGTTTCATCAACAAGAGGTGCAGATATGTAAATATTAATGTTTCTATCATTAGCTCCTGGTGGGGCAGGTAATGGGGTTACATCAATTCGTTCCATACCACTTGCATTATCTCCTACCATTACTCCATTTCCAATTGGTAATGTTGTTCTACCTTTAGCAATAAAGCTACCACCAGTTGCAAAAGAGGAGAATAATTGATCTGTTACTTTACCTACCATACCACCTGCACCTGCTGCTAAAGCTAAATTTAATGGAAAAGGAACTGCTTGCATAATTTTTGTAATTAAAGATGCAGTTGACTTAGCTATTTCTGCTTTTATTACTGAAACACCTGCTTGTTTTGCAGATTGACCTTGTAAAATTGCCATTTGAAGATTTTGTTGTATTCTTTCTTTATGTTCTTGTTCACGAAGTTTTTTTCTTTGTTTAATATTTTCTTCAATAAAATTAGTGTAAGTATCTTCCATTTCAATTAGTGGCTCTAAATCTAAATCACCAAGAATGTCAATTCCATCTTCTCCTGATATTTCTGATTGTATTGTACTTCTTATTGAATCTATTGCATCTGTTAATTGAGGTCCAGTTGGTTGTGCATAAGTAAACATTATTTCTTGTTCTTTACCAATAGATTTTAATGCATCGTCTACTTGTGATGGAAATCTTTTTATACCATCTATCATTCCATCAACAAAATTATCAACATATTCAATTACACCTGGAATTGTTTGCAAAACATTAGATAAAAAATTTATAAAAGATACACCAGGTCCTTCTACAAATTCACCGAAAGCAATTTTGAGATTTTCCATAGCAACATCTAATTGTGCAATCGTATCATTAGTATCTAAAGTTTCCTCTCCTAATTCTGCTACTTTTGATGCAGTAGATTCTAATGCTGCTTGAATAAATGCTTGTTTTCTTTCATTTTCATCTAAATCTTTTACTGCTTTACCATTGGCTTGTGCAAATTTTTCATAAGCTAAATTGGTATCTAATACAATCCCCAAGTTATCCAACATAAGTTTAGATTGACGACCAATACCAGTTGTTAATGATTCAATACCAAATAAGGCATCTTGTCCAACTGCTTTTGCTAATCGTTGTGCATTGTCAATTAACTCTGCAAAAGCTTCATCATTTTCAACGATACCAAGCAACATAGCATTATTAGCTTGTATCATTAGATCAACATCAGATACAGTTCCATTGGTGGCTTGTCTAAATTTATTTAAAGAATCTTCATTGAAACCAACTGATGATCCTAAATTTTTAAAAGCAATATTTAAAGAATCTGCTCTTGCTTTTAATATTAAAGACTCTTTTGAAAAATTAGCTATTGCTCTAACTGCAAAAGCACTAACAATAGTTTTACCTAAACCAATGAAACTTTGTTTTAATTTATCATTTTCTTTTTTGATATTCTTTTGACTATCAACAAATTTCTTTAGTCTTTGTTCGGCTTCTTTTATTTCTGCCTGGATATACAGCTTTATTTTTTTATCTACTGCCATTCTTATTTACCTCATACTCCTTAATAGAGTTTAATTCATTATCTATAATCAATAAATTATCAATTAAAATTGCATCTGCTTCATACAGATTACTTGCAATCGGAATATTGAATTGTTTAATCAATTTATACTCCTTGATAACTTCCCCAATCCATTCTTCATAAAGACATCGTGGATCACAAAAAAGTGGTAAAATAAAATATAGGTTTCTTCCCATTGAAAATTTTGATTTTTCATATTTATCAAAAACCTTATCAATTTCATCTAACACTTCTTCCTGGTTGTTATATGTCCTTACTTTATTGGTTATAGGACTTTGCCTTTTATAAGGAAACTCTTTGTCGAAGTGTGGATAGCCATAGTGACTAAACCACACATACGACGACAAAGCCATTAACCTTTTTTTGAAACATCTAAAAATTCACTTAGAAGTTTCGATAGCAGAGCATCAATCTCTCCCATTGTTAAGGGCTTATCTTTGGCAACATAATCACTTTCGGATAAGCCACTTATTTTTTCCACTAACTCTAAACAATCATAGAATTTATCAGTATCTACTTTACCAGTAGAATCTAATGCACTCATTCTTGCTCTTTGTAGTTTTCGTTTTTCTTCATAAGTAGGATTCTTCACTTCCCACTCTTTATCGAACATTTTTACCTTCATTGTTTACTCCTTTACCAACTTGTGTCAGATTTATTATCAGCATATTCAAACTTAAATGCTGTACCACTTGGTGATCCACTTGAAGTAGGTTGTACTACTTTAAATGGAATAGTAATAATTGCACCTGTGTCTGCATTTAGATCATAATTAACAGCAGTTGAATATATTTCTGCAGTAATATTTAATTCTCCTGCAGATGATACTGTTCCATCACCTTGTTGTAATATTAATGTTGCAGGTGTGCCATCTAAGAAATCTTGGATAACATTACTTGCACCATCATTAAAGTTATCATCATACATTATAGAAATCTCTCCTGTAATATTTACAGATGGGATTCCAAAAGCATAATTTTCAGCATCGCCATTACTATCTCTACCAACTCTTGCTAAGTTATTTTCAAAAGTAAAAGATACTCCTGTTATAATAGCATTGGTTGCTGATCCACCGATATCTAAGGTTTTAGTATCGAAATAAGATTCAATTTGAGTTGGTGCAGTATGCATCAATGTTGGCTCTTGACTATTTGCAGTTAAGTCTTGTCCTACTAAGAAAGTAGTTGAACTTGCAAATCCTGAATAGAATGTTCCACTAAGTAAACATCTACCATCAGACATATCAAAGTTCATTGTTAGACTTTGTAAAACTGCACTTGTGATTAGTTTATCTTCATCATCAGCTGGACCATATAAACCAATATCAAATAATAGTGGTATTCCATCTGAGTTATCATCAACTGCATCAAAATCAGGTCTTGATAAAGCATAAGTTGAAGATGCTTCGATTGTATGAACATAAGGACCTGCCCCTGTTTCAGTATGATCTTGTAAAACACTTGCTAATAATCTGACAATTCCTTCTCTTTCAGCAGGAACTTCAAAATCTAAGGTTACAAAACCACCTTTTCTTGTTCTAAATTGGTCGAAATCAGTTTCAATCATACCTGCATTGTTGCTTCGTATCTCCCCACTTTCTACAAGATTGAGGACTGGTGAAGATACATTGATAACAGGTAATAATTGATATGCAGTATCAGTCGCAGCTGGTGTATAAAAATAAATTGATGAATTATCAACAGCTTTTCTTTTGATACCTATTGCATACTGACTTTTGCCATATACTTTAGCCATTTGTTAGTTTCTCCTCTTTTTTAGGTTTTTTTACTTTTTTCTCGATTGGCTCAACTTGAACACCTAATGATTCAAATTCTGCCAAATTTTCTTCAGTTAAGACTACTGCTTTCCCTTCTAATAATTCACGAATCTTTTGATTCGGTGTTTTTAGATAAGCTGGTTTTTGTAGTTGTAGTCCTTTTATATGTTTATACTTCATGCGATTACCTCGTGTGATTTACATTCAAAAGTTAATATGACTCTATTCTTTTCTCGTTCTTCTTCATCTCGTTCATAAATAATTTCGGATACATTGCCATTATACCATTGGGTAACTTCTAAGAGTTCTAAATCTCGGTTATCAAATAGAGTTCTTTTGACTAATTCTGCAATATCAGTTAGTC